GTATAAAACGAGTGAAAGTATTCAGGCTAAAGGAGAAATAAAATTATTGAAAATAACAATAACACCAAAATTAAAAAAAGATATTGTTTATAAACTTATACATAAGGGTCAATATTGGTTTATAATACCTTCTAGTGAAAAGGATAATTATGAATTTTTAGTTGAGTTATTAAATGCACCTTTTCAGTATCTTGATTCTTTCTTTTCTCCTATATATGATACTTCTCTATCAACCTCAGAACCAACAGATGATCCTTGTACTCCACCTGAGATGGGTTGGTGTGATCCTTTGGATATGGAATGTCTCGGACAGGGTGGAGACATAAAACCACTTGAATGTTATGAATAAAAAATAGTTGTTTCATATACAAAAAAGGTTGTATATTAACATATGAGTTATATTGTCATTCCGATATTTTCAGATCCATTCTTACATCCATTACATAAGGACAATGGATTATCCTTGCTTTATATTAAGGAATTAGATGGTAAAAGTGAGATGATATGTCAATTTCATCCTGATTGTGTCGGTGTATTAGAAGATTATAAATGGTTGGATAAACATGCGATTGTTACTCCAGATGCTAAAATATTGAATCAAGTTTATCCATTTAAGGATGTATTAGATATGAATTGTATGTGGTGGACTAGAATAAATCAACCATTTGATATGAGTAAGGTTAGGAATAATGCTTATGATTTCTTTTATAACAAATATTATAATGCAAAACGATTAAATGAGATAATACCTATATTAAAACACAAAGAGTGGTGTGATAAATTGATGGAAGAGATAAAAAAATATCCTGAAAGCGATTTGGGTTTATATGATACTATATATGATAGAGAGGTAACAGAAGCCTTCGGTTACATAGAAAGAAACGGAGTAAAGGTATCAGATGATGTATGTGATATATTTGATATGAGAGTAAAGAAACATATATCGGATGGTAGGTTATATACAAAATATAATCTATGGACATCTACAGGTAGACCATCTAATTCATTCGGTAATGTGAACTTTGCAGCTATGAAACCAGAACAAAGAAAAGCTATTATACCTGAATATGATATGTTGGTTGAATATGATTACGATGCATTTCATTTACGACTTATAGGTGATCTAATAGGATACAAATTTGATAAAGAATCAGTACATCAACATTTAGCAGACAAATATGGATGTTCATACGATGAAGCAAAACAGAAATCTTTTCAACAATTATATGGTGGAATTGAGAAAGAAATACGAAAAAATATCACATTTTTCAGTTTAACATATGATAAAATAAATACATTTTGGGGATACTTTAATGATAACAAATTTATAGAAACTGATATTTATAATAGGAAACTATTGTTTAAAAACTATACAGATATGAACAAAAATAAGTTGTTCAACTACCTGATTCAGGCATATGAAACGGAATCAAATATTAAGACGATAATTGAGTTAAAACTATATTTATTAAATAAGAAGACAAAATTAGTTCTGTATGGTTATGACAGCTTCCTTTTTGATTTCTCAAAAGAAGATGGAGTTAACACATTGACAGAAATAAAGAATATATTAGAGAGAAATGGGCATATGGTTAAATCCAAAGCGGGCTCCAATTATGGTGAAATGAACGATATTTCGGATAGGTTATAAAATGGATCCAACACTACATAAGATACTGGCAGAATGGGCAGTCAGAGTACCCGATGGTTCTCCTGATCCAGATAATCCTTATCATATAGTTTTACTTGAAAGATCTATGGATGGTATGAAATTACCAAGAAAATTTAAAACTGGATTATTAAAAAGATTAAGAAAAGAAGAAGAAGATTGGTGGAGTAAATTATCACCAGAAGAACAAGCAAAATATATAAAAGATCATCCAAAGAGTAAAAAGGCTCAACAGGCTAAAGAAAAAGAGGATAAAGAAGAATTTGAAAAAGGTAAAGTTGTTGGTGATCCAAATGAAGGTGACAATCAAGTAAAAAATGATATGTTAAAACATGGTTATGGTGGATATGAAAAAGCTATGGGTTCTAAACCGGCACCAGGTGGAGCAGGCTCTGCATTTAATGAAATAATTTCTGGTGAAGGTGTTCATATGTTAAATGAAAATCCTAATATGTCCGAAGAAGAAGTGGCTATGAAGATGTATGAAATGACAAAAGACACAACTTTAGGAAAAGAACAAAAGGTAACTTCTGGTATAAAAGCTGGTGAAATACCTGATGTTGAAAATAAAAATTTATACACAAAATGTTTAGTGTCAGCTAGGTCTGCTAAAAAGAAACATGAGAGAACCCATAAAAGAGTTTCTCGGTTACAAGAACAAGGTAAGATGGGTAAGGTTGATAAGACAGAAACATATTATGGTGCTGATAAATCGTTGGCAGCTCAAGTAGAATCTATTAATACATCCAATAAAGTTTTGATGCCTGATGGAACTGAAGTAACAAAAGAAGATGCTATTGCTTTTACAAAAGCTGGTGGTGGTGGAGAAAATCCCTCCGATACTGCAACATTTGTCAAAGATAAAGATGGCAACCTTTTAATACAATTTCATTCAGATAAAACTACAACCAATGACATTCAAGATAATTCCACATTAGCACAAGAGGGTGAAAATTATAAAGAGAGTATAAATAAAAATGAGAACTTATCATCAGAACAAAAAGAAAAGGCTAATACTATTATAGATGATTATTCTAATAAAATTAATCAAATTGAAGAAAATTATAATGATCAAGCTACACCTATAGCTGGTAGGTTAGAAGAACTACCTATTGAAAATCAAGTAGAAATTATAGAAAATGATAAAGGAACTTTAAAGAAAAATATTGATGACGCTTTATTTGGTAAAGGTGGGTTAAAACCACAGTACGAAAAGTATTTAAATGGTAGAGATTCAAATAATTTAAGTACACAAGAAAAATATGAAATAATTAGAAAGCATGTTTCTTCTGGTGAAGGTAAAAGTAATGATGTTAAAGTTGTAAACAAAGTAGGACTGGGATTACAGAAAAAAGATTCAAGTATTGAGGGTATTGATGTAAAGAAAAATTTATCAGAAGAAAGAAAAAAAGTTGTAAACTTACAAAGAGAAAGAGTTGACAAACTAAATGAAGAAAAAACTGATGTTGATGGTGTTGAAGTTGGTATCGGAACATTAATGGAAGCTGAAGAAACCATTAGAGGATTTCATTTTGGATTGATGGATTATCCACCAAAAGGATATGAAGAAGGTAAACCAGGTAGTATGGTTGGGTCTTCATTAGATGTTAATATGGGTGGGAATATTGTTAATGGTGAAGTATTGAGAGGTTGTATAGGTGTAAAGAATACTACAGATTTTAAACAAAAGTTTAGATTAGTTGAAGATGAAAAAATAACAAAAGATGCTCAAGGTAATGTTACTGGTAAGGTAGTTTATACATATGCTGTAGATTCTGAAGGTAAAAGAAAAGATATAGGATATAAAACATATCGTTCCAAAGCAGGTGCTACTGGAAAAACAAATAACACAATGACATATAGTAAAGATATGCAAGATTGTTTTAAGGGTAAAAATAAATGAAAACCCAACTATTAGCCACATTTACAACAAAAGAAGATTTGGATATAATTATCCGAAAAATACAGGATGCATATACAATAGCATTCGGTAAGATATATGTATTACAGAATGAAAAAAATATAAATGAGTTAATATGTACATACAATGTAGATTTGGCAGCAGGAGCAGATTACAACGATGTAAAAGGAACAATATCTCTACATAGGAAGAAACATTCCAATACATTATATACAATAAATGCATTGAATGAGGTAATTGCTAATTTAAATAACGGATTAATAGATAGTAAATTTATAGTGCCGTGGGAAAATTTTAAGAATACATTAATGGTAACGAATTCAGATGGGTTAAATAAGATACCTACGAGGATTTACAAAATTATAAAAATAAATTGATTTTTTTGAAAAATCATATATATTTATATATATAAAACTAATATAACAAATTGGAGAAAATAGGTTATGGCAAAAGAAAAACCAAAAAAAGAAGTTGTAGAACAAGTCACAGATGAAGTTGCAGTAGTTGAAGAAGAATTATCACCTTGGTACGTTTTTTGTTCGACTGGTTGCGGTTTCTGTAAGAAAGCTGAACCAGTAATAGAAGAATTAAATAAAGAAGGTCACGACATACTTGTTCTTGATTTAGTAGAACCTGATAATAAGAAATTAAATGCAGAGTTAAAAGCAGAATATAATATTCAATGTGGTACTCCTTGGTTTATAAATGCTGAAACTGGGAAAGGTGTTTGTGGTTATCGTGAAAAAGCTGTTCTTGAAAAATGGTTAGCAGGTGAAGATATACCAGAACCACCAAGACCTACAGGTCCACCACCAAGACCACCATTTATGGGTGTCACTAAAAAAGAAGAAAAAGAGTGGAAAACAAAATATGATAAGTGGTTAGACGACAATAAACATCTTCCCGAAGATAGAAGAAAAAGTGCTGATGAAGTACTTTCCATGCCAAGACCAAAGTCAGAACCACCCAGACCTCCTATGGGACCCGAAACAACTGATATGGATATTGATAAGTGGGGTGAAGAATATAAAAAATGGGCTAAAGAAAATTCACATCTA